AGACATGCCTGTACGCTTGGGTATATCTTTCATTGGGCTATACGCATTGCTTTTGCTTGGTGCAGCGGAATTAAAGTCCATCCTAAATCCGGCAGACATATCGGGTATTTCTTGCCGCCACATGCCGTCGGGAGCTTTCCAAGTGCCGGTTTGTTGCCATATCGTTTTTGCGTCCACACCAGCTTTTTCTAGCTCTACCGCTTTAGCGGCGGCGCGGGCGTCCCATGTTCTGGCATTTTTACCAATAAACATTCCCAACGAACCGGCTGGCGCGGGCGCTGCCCGTGACGCACCCATGCCGCCGCCCATCACGTTCAAGGCAAAGTTTGCGGCTTCTTCCTGCGGGTCAAACATCGGGTCGCTGCCGCTGTATGCGCGTCCAGGTGCGGTAGCTGCATTGACTGCGCCAGCAATAACACCCGGCAACGCAAAACTGCGCTGGTTCATCACTGATCCCGGCAGCGTGTCTTGAAAAGGCAGAAAGGTTGCGCGCCCTTCCATCGGCAACGCTTGTTCATACCAAGGCAGTTTGTTTTTACTTTGGGGTGCCAGCTTATTATCAGCCATAGCGCGCCGCTTGATGTTCCACGTGGAGCGTCGGTGTGTCCTCGACCTCGACGGCTTGCCCGTCGATCACCCTTGCGCGGGCTTGCTCTAAGGCAGTCAGCACACTGATTTTCTGATAGACGTCCACACTGATTTCGGTCTTGGCCGTCCAACCATGCACATGCTGCAAGATCGCTAGGCTGGCCTTGGCGTCGCCGCCTTCAGACGCCTCGTTTAGTCGACGGGCGGCTTGCAGTTCGTTATCGGCTTTGCCCTTTTGTGCGGCCATCTCGGAGTCACAATTACGGTCGGTGACCTGGGCCGAGCTGACCAAGTGGGCGGCAATGACCATCAACAACCACTGGTTTGAGATCAGCGCAACCAAGCTGGTGCCCGCGCAGTGGCTGTGCGAGCTGGTCGAGCGCGATCTAAAGAAAGGCACACGTTACTGGGCCGCAGAGGGCAAACTGTGGTCGGCGGAGAATCCAGACAGCTACGCCGGTGTCCACAATCAAGACGGCATGATGTTGATCTTCGATGAGTCCAGCGGCATACCGAATCCAATATGGGAAGTCGGTGCCGGGTTCTTTACTGAGAACACGCCGGATCGCTATTGGTTTGCCTTTAGCAATCCGCGCCGCAACGAAGGCTACTTCTTTGAGTGTTTCCACGCCAAACGGGCGTTCTGGAACACCCGCAGTGTGGACGCGCGCACGGTTGAGGACACGGACAAGCAGGTCTACGAGCAGATTATTGCGGAATACGGCGAGGATTCACCGCAGGCCAAGGTCGAGGTGTATGGGGAATTCCCCGACGCGGGCGAGGATCAGTTCATTAAGCCCATGCTGGTCGAGGACGCGATGAACCGCGACCGCTGGAAAGACACCACGGCACCGATAGTATTAGGGATCGACCCCGCCCGAGGTGGTGCTGACTCGACCGTGCTGGTGGTGCGCCAGGGGCGCGACATTGTGGCGATCAAACGCTACTCGGGCGAGGACACCATGACCATCGTCGGGCGGGTAATCGACGCCATCGAGGAATTCAAACCCACGCTGTCGATTATCGACGAAGGTGGCCTCGGTTACGGGATACTTGACAGGTTGACAGAGCAGCGTTATAAGGTACGCGGGGTAAACTTTGGCTGGAAGGCCAAAAACTCCATTATGTGGGGCAACAAGCGGGCTGAAATGTGGGGCACCATGAAGGAATGGCTGAAAACAGCATCCATTCCGAGCGACCGTCAGCTAAAAGCCGATCTGGTCGGCCCCATGAAGAAGCCTAACAGCAGCGGCACCATTTTCCTTGAGGGGAAAAAAGAAATGCGTAGTCGTGGATTGGCCTCACCGGACGCTGCTGACGCGCTGGCCGTCACCTTCGCTTTTCCCGTCGCGCACCGCGAATACCGCGAGCCTGTGCGACGCAGCGCGTCGTCGCACGCCGGCGCAACCAGCTCATGGATGGGGTCATGAAGAAAAGCGTATCGTTAGCGGTTGGTCGCGGCGAGAAATTGCCGGTCAGCAAAGGTGCTGGCCTCACCGCCAAGGGGCGCGCTAAATATAACGCGGCGACCGGTAGCAACTTGAAAGCACCGGCACCCAGTCCGAAAACGTCAGCCGACAAAGGGCGCAAAGCGTCCTTCTGCGCCCGTATGTCGGGCGTGGTGGCAAACGCCAAAGGCCCCGCCGAGCGGGCAAAAGCATCCCTTAAACGATGGAAGTGCTAATGATGAAGCCAGGACTGTATGCCAACATTAACGCTAAACGCGACAGAATAGCTGCGGGCAGCAAAGAGAAGATGCGTAAGCCCGGCACGCCCGGCGCACCCACTGCAAAAGCGTTCAAGCAGTCGGCTAAAACGGCAAAGAAGCGATAATTATGCCGCTAGTCAAGTCACCAAGCAAAGCCGCCTTTCGCAAGAACATCAAGGCCGAGGTTGCTGCGAACAAACCGGTCAAGCAGGCGGTTGCTATTGCCTATTCGGTCAAGCGCGCTGCGGCAGGTAAGAAGAAAGGCAAGTAGTGGCCTATCAAGACACAGGCATTAACGAAGCCGGCGAAGTCTCAAGCGGCGGCACCAAGCGCGACCGCGAAGATGGCGACATGCTGGCAAAGATGCGTACTCGCCTTACAATGGCGATTGCTGCCTATTCGGATAGCCGCGAAGATGAGCTGGACGACCTGCGCTTTCGTGCTGCCAGCCCTGATAACCAATGGCAGTGGCCCGCTGACGTGCTGGCGACACGCGGCTCGGTGCAAGGGCAGACGATCAACGCCAGACCCTGCCTGACCATCAACAAGCTGCCGCAACACGTCCTGCAAGTCACCAACGACCAGCGCCAGAACCGGCCCAGTGGCAAGGTAATACCGGCTGACGACAAAGCCGACGTGGAAGTGGCCGAGGTATTTAACGGAATTGTGCGGCATATTGAGTATATCTCGGACGCTGACGTGGCCTACGACACCGCCTGCGACAACCAGGTCACCTTCGGTGAGGGTTACTTCCGCATCCTGACCGAATACTGCGACGACAACAGCTTTGAGCAGGATCTGCGGATTGGGCGCATCCGCGACAGTTTTAGCGTCTACATGGATCCCACAATTCAAGACCCGTGCGGTTCGGATGCCGAATGGTGCTTCATCAATCAAGAAATCACCAAAGACGAATACGAACGCGAATTCCCCAATGCCGCAACGCTGTCTAGCCTGCAATACGGCGTGGGTGACGGGCAATTAAACGCGTGGATCAACCAAGACACGGTTCGGATCGCGGAATACTTCTACATCGAGCATGAAGCCAAGAAACTAAACCAGTATCACGGCGGAATCACCGCAATGGCTGGTTCACCCGAGGCAAAACAGGCCGAAATGATGGGTTTAAAACCTATCAAGACCCGTGATGTGGACGTGCGGACGGTCAAATGGTGCAAAACCAACGGTTTTGAGGTGTTAGAAAAGCGCGATTGGGCGGGTAAATACATCCCCGTTATCCGCGTTATCGGCAACGAATTTGAGATAGATGGCCGCATGTACGTCAGCGGATTGGTGCGGAACGCCAAAGATGCCCAACGGATGTATAACTACTGGGTGAGCCAAGAGGCCGAGATGCTGGCACTGGCCCCCAAAGCACCGTTTATTGGCTACGGCGGGCAGTTTGAAGGCTATGAGCAACAGTGGAAAACGGCCAACATCAACAACTGGCCGTATCTGGAAGTCAATCCCGACGTAACCGACGGGCAGGGCGGTGTGTTGCCGCTGCCGCAACGCTCGCAACCGCCAATGGCCTCCAGTGGCCTCCTGCAAGCCAAGGCGGGGGCGTCAGACGACATTAAAAGCTCGACAGGCCAGTATGACTCCAGCCTCGGTGCGACCAGCAACGAACGCTCTGGCCGCGCCATCTTGGCGCGTGAGAAACAGTCGGATACCGGCACTTATCACTACGTGGACAACTTGGCGCGCGCCATTCGTTACGCCACACGGCAACTGGTCGATTTGATTCCGAAGATTTACGACACGCAGCGCATTGCGCGGATTATTGGCATGGACGGCGAAACCGACCAAGCCATGATCGACCCGATGCAACCGATGCCGGTCAAAAAAATTCAAGACGAACAGGGCATTGTCATTAAGAAGATTTACAACCCCAACGTCGGCAAATACGACGTGGCGGTGACGACCGGCCCGAGCTACATGACCAAACGGCAGGAATCGCTGGACGCGATGGCGCAACTGCTGCAAGGCAACCCGCAACTGTGGGCGGTGGCCGGCGACCTGTTCATCAAACACATGGACTGGCCGGGCGCGCAGGAAATGGCAGCGCGGTTTGCCAAGACAATCGACCCAAAATTGCTCGCGACCGGCGACGAATCGCCCGAACTGCAAGCGGCCAAGATGCAGATGCAGGCGATGGCACAAGAGATGGAACAAATGCACGGCATGTTGCAAAATGTCAGCAAATCCATCGAAGCGCAAGAGATGCAGGTCAAGCAGTTCGACAGCCAAGTCAAAGCTTACGACGCGGAAACCAAACGCATCAGCGCGGTGCAGGCCGGAATGTCGCCCGAGCAGATTCAGGATATAGTTATGGGCACCGTGCATGGCATGATCACCTCGGGCGATCTGGTCACCGAGATGCCAGGGCGTGACATTGATATGCCCGGTATGCCAGAGATGCCGCAGGAAGGCATGGAACAAATGCCACCCGAAATGATGCAGCCTGAAATGATGCCACCGCAAGGGATGCCACCGATGGGAGTTCCGCAATGAAATGCGCCGATTTTGTAGGGATGCTGTTTCTGGCGCGGGATGTGGCGCACAGCGTTCACTTAAACACCCGCAGCTATTCCAAGCATGTAGCCTTGAACATCTTTTATGATCGTATTGTAGGCGCGGCAGACGATTTCACGGAAGCCTATCAAGGGCGGCATGGTTTGATCGGCCCAATCTCGCTCATGTCGGCCAAGAAAACGGCCAACATCATTGAGTTTTTGGAAGATCAATTGAAAGAAATTGAAAACGCAAGGTATGATATTGTGGATAAGTCTGACAGCTCGCTGCAACAGCTCATCGACAACATTATTGAGATATACCTTCGCACGCTCTACAAACTTCGCTTTTTAGCTTGAGGTAAATCATGTCAGCCAACTATAAAAGTATCAGCGCCACCAATCAAGTCAAGGTCGGTCTTACGGTCTTGAAAGGCATCTTTGTCAGCGCCGCAAGCTCAACGCCGCTGATTACCGTCTACGATTCCGGCACCGCAAGCACTGGTGACCCGACGATATTGGGCGTGTTTGCTCCCGCAGCGGCAGGTAATTACCTGTTTACCGCGAACGGCATCACGGCAAGCAAAGGACTTTACGTTGTCATATCGGGAACGGTAGTGGCAACTATTATTTACGAATAACCGCACTGGCGCGGCACGCCAGGGATTCCAAGGAATCAAGCCATGTCTGACGAAGTAATAGCGGAACAACCCGCGCCGGAACAGGTCGCAACGGCTGCGCCTGAACCCGTAGTAAATGCGCCGGAAGCAGCAGAAGCATCCGAAGGTGACGTTAAGGAAACTCCGAAGGTATTTACCCAAGAGGATCTAGACGCAGCCATCGGCAAGAGGCTTGCAAGAGAACAAAGAAAGTGGGAGCGCGAAGCAAGGCAGGCCGAAGCACCAAAGCCCGTCCCTGTAGAGCATGTGAAGCCGGAACAGTTTACGACGACCGAGGAATACGTTGATGCCTTGACGACTTCCAAAGCCGCGCAAATTGTCCAGCAGCAACAGTTTGCGAAACAGCAACAGGAATTGTTGGGGAACTATCACGACAAGGAAGAAGATGCGCGGAGTAAATACGAGGACTTTGAACAGGTCGCGTATAACCCCAAGCTACCGATCACCGATGTGATGGCCCAAACAATTCAAGCCTCGGATAACGGCCCCGATATTGCATACTATCTCGGCACAAACCCCAAGGAAGCTGACCGCATAGCCCGACTTCAACCGTTCTTGCAGGCAAAAGAAATAGGAAAATTGGAAGCAAAAATTGCTTCTGAACCCGTTACAAAACGCACATCCAGCGCACCTGCGCCGATTTCACCTGTCACAGCTCGCGGGGGTCAATCCAGCGGTTTTGATACCACTGATCCAAGGTCAATTAAGACAATGACCACAACCCAGTGGATTGAAGCTGAAAGAGCCAGACAAGTGAAAAAGCAGGAAGCTAGGAACCGCTAATTACTTTTTAGGAGTTTTTCATGGCTAATAGCCTACTGACCATTGATATGATTACCCGGAAGTCTCTGGAGATTCTGGAGAACAACCTCGTAATTTCACGTAACGTGAACAAAGAATACGACGACAGCTTTGCTGTTGAAGGTGCCAAAATTGGCTCGACCCTGCGGATTCGTCTGCCGGATCGCGCTCTGGTGACCGACGGTGCCGCCCTGCAAGTTCAGGACGACAACGAGCAATACACCACGTTGACCGTTTCCAGCCAAAAGCACATCGGCATTAACTTTACTTCTGCCGAACTGACCATGCAGTTGGACGACTTTGCGGAACGTGTTCTCAAACCGCGTATCAGCCAATTGGCGTCGAGTGTTGATGCTGACGTTGCCAACGCTTACAAGTCGATCTACGCTTCGGTGGGCACTCCGGGCACCACGCCTGCCACCGCGTTGGTTCTGCTGCAAGCGCAACAGAAGCTGAATGAATCCGCTACCCCAATGTCGCCGCGTTACGCGACCGTAAACCCTGCCGCTAATGCTGGCCTGGTCAACGGCATGACCGGTTTCTTTAACCCGACGGGCACGATTTCCCGCCAGTTCAAAACCGGCATGATGGGTGAGGGTGTTCTTGGCTACGACGAAATGAATATGTCGCAGTCAATTGTCAACCACACCACGGGTAGCCAGCCGGTTGCGCCGATCTGCGCGTCCACTGTTCCTTCAACGCAAGGTGCAACCACGCTGGATATTACGTACACCAGCGGCACCAAGACCATTAAGCAAGGCGATGTGTTTACCATTGCTGGCGTGAACGCGGTTAACCCGCAAACCCGTCTTAGCACTGGTAGCCTGCAACAGTTTGTCGTGACTGCTGACCAGACTCTGACCAGCACCTCGGCTACTATTGCGTTCTCGCCGCCGATGTACACTGCGGCTAATGCGTTGGCTACGGTTGATGCGTTCCCGGTGGCTTCGGCTGCGCTGGTGTTTTTGGGCAGCGCGTCCACCACCTACCCGCAAAACTTGGTCTACGGGAAAAATGCGATAACGCTCGCAACGGCTGACCTCTTGCTTCCGCAAGGGGTGGATATGGCTTCGCGCCAAGTGCATAACGGTATTTCGATGCGTATCGTGCGTCAGTACGATATTAACAACGACCGTATGCCTTGCCGTGTCGATGTGCTGTATGGCTTCTCAGTCATTCGCCCAACAATGGCCTGCCGTATCTGGGGTTAATAAAACTGCTCCCGCCTAGCGCGGGGGCATCTTAATTTTTAGGAGAAACAATCATGGCACTTCCTTCAGTTGGTGGCGGCTATCAGTACACTGATGGCAATGTTAACGAGCCGGTAATGGAAACCCAAGCAGCGCCGCAAACGGCGACTGCAACCGCAACGCTGACCGTTGCCCAGCTCACCGGCGGTCTTTTGGTGTGCGATCCGTCCACCTCGGCGGCGTCCTACACGATGCCTACGGCGGCGGCGATTGACGCGGTAATGACCAACATGAAAACCAATAGTTGTTTTCTGTTGA